AGACAAACAAGGGTTGACTGACGCAATTAACTATGAAATGTTGAAAAGAGAATTTCCTACATATGATCGTGAAGGTCGTTTCAAGGCATCAAAAACAATAGAAGAAGCAAGTAATTGGGTGTTGCATAATTATGAAAGACCAGCAGACCAAGGGCCAAGAGAACAAGCGGAAAGAATAGCAGATTCCAAAGCGGTACTTGCTAAAATATCAGCTTCTAGAGGTACTTCTATCGGAAATAGCAAAAATATATTAGGTACATACATTGTGGATGGACCCGAAAGTGGTTTTGATAGTAATATTCAGGGTTTGCCCGTTACTCTACACGGTAAAGAGATCGTTCGTGTATTTGATGGGGGGTTTGAAGTTTATCCGATTGAAAACAAAGAATATAGCATGAAAGATGATCCAATGGGAGTATTTAAAAGATGGTCAGAGATTGCTTCTGGATTAGATGCAAAAGTTTCTTCTTATTTTTCTGCTGGTGGTTCTGCGGAGTTTTGGAAAATAGCAGCATTAACATCAAAAGAAGATTCATTACATTCACAGGGACAAGCAGATGTTGCACAGTCTTTATATAATCGTGCTGCAATTGGTTCTTATCCTGGCGGAAGAAGTATATCATCTATTATAACTGCTCCTGGACAGTATCAACCAACATTTAATAATGCTGGTAAATGGAATGCTATTAAAGATCGAAAATCTGCTATTGCTGCGGTTGGGAATGCAAGTAAAGTTGATATGGCAGCAAAATCTATAACAAATCCCACTTTACAGCAAGCAGCAGCAAGATTTGTTGGTGGTAGAACAGATTTTATGGGAGAAAGTCAGAAACCTTATATGAAACCTGGCGATATTACTAGAGGTAAAAACTATAACTTCCATGGATGGTTTTATGACGCAAAACTACCAAAACCTGCACCTATTCCCAAAACAGTTAGTTCTCAGACAAGGGTGGTTGCAACGTCTGATAAAAAACAGGGGAATATTGTTGTCAATAGAGTAGGTGGTGGTTCTTCACAACCATCAGTGTCTCCGTCTTCTAGATCTTCAACCCGAAGTTCGGGTGGTGGTGCATTTTTTGACCCCCTTAAGTTTATCAGAGAGTTAACTATGCGTCGTTCACGATAAATATCAATACAAGGTAGGGTCGATAGATGTCATTTGGCGTAGAGCAATCTCAAAAAACGAGTGGACAAACATTAGGTGGATTTATAGCTGGTAAAGCTATGCAATCTAGAGATGATGCTAAACAAGAAAAAGAACGTCAAGAAAAAGTAGAAGCAGAAGGCGGTGAAGTTGCTGAAGAGGATAAAAAAGGACTATTTAAAAAAGCACTTGCCCATAACTTTGGTGGTGGATTTTTATCTGGCAAAAAAACATTTGGAGAAAACTTTAAATATAAAGAACCACCTAAACCAGAACAACCTAAATCATCCCCTACTGGGGGAGGAGGTGGTGGTGCTGGAGCTGGACTAGCAAAAATACTTACAGGTGGATTTGGTTCGCTTGTTGCGGATACAACCTCCATTCAGGGTGGTTTAACTGCTATAACTCAACTATTAAACTCTCAACTGCAATCTAGTAGTTTTACTTCTAACGGAATAACGGGTGTACAAGCTATTCTTGCAGATCAACTAGAATCACAAGGAGAACTAATAGAACTGATGGGCGGTGAACGTCCACAATCAGCATCTGGAGCTGCTGGTGCTTCTGGTATGTTTGGAATGGCATCATCAGAAAAAACTGGTGGAGATACCTTAACTGGATTTTTGATGGATAAGTGGCAACAGATGCAAGGTGTTATTAACTTTGTATCTGGATTGATGTCTGGTGGTGGATTGTCTGCACTGATCGCCAGATTCCTTCCTGGTCCAGTTGCTAACATGTTGGGATTGGGTGGTGGAGGCGCTGCAGCGGGCGGCGGAGCGGCAGCGGGAGGTGGTATTACGGCAGGAGCAGTTGCCTCTGGTGCGGCAGCAACTGCCGCTGTGGCGGGCACAGGACTTGCTGCTAGCGCAGTTGGAGAAGCAACCCGTGGTCTAGGGGATCAATGGAGAGCACTTGACAGTAAAAAGAAAAAGGAAGTTCTAAAAAATCCATTTTTGAATACTTTTTTAATGATACCTCCGCTTACTCCAGTTGGTATAGCAGCACAAACTGGGATCATACCTGATCAGCTGTTAGATATGACAGAAGATCCTATTGCTCGTGTGCTTGACGGCCAGTCTGCTGTGGCAGAGACTATTGGAGCTCCATTCAGAGCTATTTTTGAACTAATAATGGCAGGTGGGGATGTTAGTAAATCAAATGCTAAGATGGCAGAGATTGACGCCAATCTTAGAGAAAATTTTAGACAAGCATTTGATCCAAATAGCAAAAAGGGGTCTTGGGGATCCGCATGGGGTAACGAATATGGAACATCAGAATCGAGAATAAAGAACTCTTCTGGTTCTGTTATGTTGGGTGAAGCAGGAAAAGAAGCAGTTGTTGATTTAAACAGTGCTGATGCAAAATCAAAAGGTCTTTCTGGATCTGATGATCCTGGAATAAAAGCATCTGCTGCTTCTATGCTTTCTGTAGTTGATCAGTTCGTGAAAGGAATGGGTCCGTTGGGAACTCCCGTAGCGCAAGCATTGGGTCCAGATATTCAAAATCTTGCTAGACAGTTTGGCATGTCTCAAGCATTACCAAATCTAAAAGTTGGTGGTGGTAAGTTTAAAGAAGATGCCAGTGCTAAGAAAGAAAGATCAAAGTTCTTAGAAAATCTTATTTCTGGTTCTCTAGAGGCTTTGGGTGCTAAGAAAGAAACAGATAATAAAACTACTGGCAGTGGTTCGCCAAAACCAACTGGTGATGCTAATAAAGAAAGATCGAATGAGCGTCAAGAAGATACGAAACAAACATTGGAAAATATTCCTGGTGCTGGAGCAGCTATGGAAAGAATAGCGCCAGCTGGAATAAATGTTGCAGATGGCGAAACTGCGCTTACTACAGAAAAAGAGGTTAAAGGAACACAGGTTCAACTTGCATCTGGAGATAAAGTTATGGTTCCAAGTGCAGACCTCAATCCTGTTGTTGGAAGTAATAAGAAATATTGGTATGATAATAAAGGACAGATTTATAGATGGAAACCAGGAGAAAAAGTTACTCAACTGTATCTAGATGAAGTCCAAAAACAGGGTAAGGCAGATAGTTTCGATCTAGTTAGAGACTTGCGTACTGGAGTTGTCAGGCAAGTTAGTACAAAGAGGGATTGGAATCCATTTAATAATGCTAGTGTATTAAAACCAGGAGAATATAGTTATAGAGCAAATGATAAACTAATTGATAATAGCAATAAAACTCCAGTTTGGTCAAGACAAAATGAAAAACAGGATTTGGGTGGAATCCATGGACCAGAGATTGCTATTCCAAAGCAGAGTAATCTGACATCTTTTGAAGAGGGTGGCTGGTTCCAGCGTCTTACTAGATGGTTGACAACACCTATGGGGCAAGGTGCATCTGATAAGGCAGTTCCTGCTTTACAGAGAGCAGCTAGTTCTGGTTCTCTTGGTTCAGTTCCTCAAGGTCTTGGAAACAGGAGAGCAGCAACTGATGCCGCTATAAAAGATTTATTGGGACACGAAAAGGGTGGTTCGATGTTTGGCGTTGCTAATATCAATAATAAGATAACGGTCGAACAACGTTTAGATGATGTTGAAAAAATGGTAAAAATGTTTAGTGGTATATTAAATCCACTAGCAAGTAATACGTCACAAAAATCAGAGACAAGCACTGCATCTCCACCTAAAACTGCCCCTTCAGCACCACCTATTGCCGCAACAAATCAAGTAGCAGATGAAATGTCCGAAACAGCAATCATTAATGTTATTGGCGGAGAATCCTCATCTAGTGTTCCGTCACCTTCTAAATCGTCTCAAGATACTTCAGAATATTCTAACGATCCATCATGTCATGGATTGGCATCTGTTCTCTGTATTTCTTCTCCTTGGGGGTCAATGTAATGGGATTGGATTTAAATGCAGTAGTTAAAAAAGTTATTATAACAGATACAAAAGGAAAAGAGCACATGCTTACTGGTAACAATCCAGAAGCGCAAATATTTGGCATAAAAATATTTGAAAATGTGGAAAGTTATACGATGGCAGCAGAGTTGATGATATTTGATACTGCTATAAACCTTATTGGAACTGTTCCTATTGTTGGCACCGAAATAGTAGATATAGAGTTACAAGCACCAAATATTTCAGAAGAAACTTTTAAATGGAGGTTTGTTGTTTATGGTGTGAGAAATAGAATCGTTTCTAAAAGTAAACAACTGTATATACTTGATTTATTTTCTGAAGCAGCACTTAGAAATGAAACTTTGCGAGTTGGTAAAGTTTTGAAGGGAACTGGCGATGCTATTGCAGCGGATTTGATTGATAACTATATAAAATTAGGAGATAGAAAGATAGTTGATGGCGAGACGTGTAAGTATAAAATGAAACTAATACCTTCACTCAAGCGTCCATTTGATGTAATAACATCTATTCTCCCAGAATGTGTATCAAGTTCAGCAAATCCAACTATTGCAAATGCGACTTCTTCTACAACAGGTAGCGGAACAACATCTGGAGAAAACGGTGTTACTAACTCAGCAACAGCAAAATCAGCTGCTGTAGTTTCTGGTAGTGCAGGGTATATGTTCTTTGAGAGATATGATGGATATGTTTTTAAATCAATAGATGCATTGATACAAGCTTCTGTTAAACATAAAGATTATGTTTATGCATTTGCTCAGGATGATAGAGATACTGCAGAAAAAAATTCATATAAAATATTAAACTATTCTTTTTCAGCACAAGAAAATATTTTAAGAAAAATGAGATATGGGGTATATTCATCTATGATTTCTTTTTTCAATACATCAAGTTGTGAATACGAAGAATATTTCTTTGATTTAAGTAAAGAATACCCTCAAATGTATCATTTGGGAAAAGATGAACAGATTCCAGATACTATTAAAACATTATCAGAGTATCCAACTCGTATTATGTTACAGTGTTTTGATCATGAAATATTTCATGATTCAGATGAAATAGCATCACCAGATAAAGGTGGTAGCACTGAGTTTCCTGATTTTAAAAAGCAATGGTTAGCTCAGTCTATCAGCAGAGGTATGATATTGAATAATCAGGTACTAAATATCACTATACCCATTAATTTTCAACTGAGGGCAGGAGATAAACTAAACGTAAAACTTCCCAATCAATCTGTACAATCGAAGAGAGAAGAAGAAAGATACGATAAAGCAAATAGTGGATTGTATCTTATCAAGAAGATATCTTACGAAGTTATTAGAGATAATGACAAAGGTTTGATTGCGGTATGTAATCTAGAACTAATCCGAGATAACTTAGGCAGTTAAAAAATGTCAGAAAAAAATATCGATGATCATATCGAAAATGATCGTAAAATTTTAGATGATCCACTTGTATCATCTCAATCCAGAAGACATGTAGAAGAAGAACTAGGACAACTGGAAAAATATAAACAAAATCATCCAAACGATAGTCACGATCCATCTCCATTGGAGTTGTATTGCGACTCAAATCCAAACGCCCTAGAATGTAAAGTATTTGATGTTTAAATATGCTACCTGAACTTAACTTACCTGTTAATTTTGCTGGAAAAGACGGTTTCTACTGGTGGATTGGACAAGTAGAGACGGAAGATGGTGTAAAAAATTCTAACAGGTATAAAGTTCGTATTGTCGGTCAGCATGTAAGAAGTTGCACTGCAGTTCCAGTATCTGATTTACCTTGGGCAGTAGTAATGCTGCCAGTTACCGCACCTTCCAGTGAAGGAAATAGTAACTACTCTTCTGCGAAGTTACAAAAAGGAGACTGGGTTATTGGTTTCTTTATGGATGGTGCTATAGGGCAACAACCTATTATTATGGGTAGTTTGCAGAAAGTAACAAACTCCACAAGCAGTAATGATTTCAGTGCTCAAACACAAACTGAAGAATGTTTAGCATTTACTCGATTTATACCACCAACTAATCCATATGTTGCTCAACCAGTAGGTGCAGTAAATAAATCAGATGCTAGACCAGGAAATACTGGTGACGTTAAAGGAAAGGGAACTAATAATCCAGGACCAACGCCGATTGTTGCTCAATCTGCTTCCGAGTACAGTACCACTGCAACTTCTACGAGATTTTCTTGTGCGAACGTTGCTGACGTAGCATGTAAAGATGCTAATAAAACTGATAGTTGGATGGAAAATACTCTAACTGAACTATTTGGTTCTATTTCAAGTAGTGGTGGGCAAATAGGAACTAAGTTATTGAGTAATGCTACTGGAACTTTAGTTGATTATTCTAATGCAGCAAAAGGATATATTAATAGAGCTTTTGGTGTTGCTAGAGCATATATCGAAAGAGCAAAAGCTCAAATGCTAGCATTGATAAAAAAAGGTGTTGGTGCTATCGTTAAGTTTGCAATGGGTATACCAGCTCCGACTATAGATCCAGTAACGGGAGAAGCAATAAAAACTAAAAAGACTGGAGTTCTTGGTAGTATTATTCAGTGGTTAAATGATCAGTTGGGAAAGATTAACTGTTCGATCGCTGATTTAGAAAAAAAGTTGCTTGATTTTTTAACTAAATTAATAACAGATTTATTAACCAGTGTTGTTAATGGCGCAACTTGTGTAGTGGAAGCAGTAATATCTGAAATTTTGACTGAAATAGAATCATATTTAACTGGATTAATAGATGCTATTTTAGGACCACTTCAATCTTTACTAGGTATTATTGCAAGTCCACTGAACATTTTGGGTGCTGCATTAGAATATATTTTTCAACTTTTGGGCATTTCTTGTAGTGGAAATGGCAACAAATGTAGAGATAAGGAACAACTTAAAAATTGTACTGGACCTGAGAAGAAACCAGGAGCTGACGATTTTGCTATGTTGGACAAACTTATAGCAGATATACGAGATGATATTGCGCCAGTTCCGTTACAAACAAGTTGCCAAGAATCTACTGCTATTCCATGCCCCCCATTAACAGAAGCAGATGTTGGTGGAGGTGAACCAAATCCAGATGAGTTTAGTGGAGAACCAGAAGGGGTATTGGAACCACCAGATGATCCATTTGGTCCAGATTATTTTGATGATTTTCCTAATCCATATGAACCAGACGAAGATGATTTGCCAGGTGAAGATGATGATACTGAAACTGTAACTACATTACCAATGATTGCTGGGGTAATCGGTAGTGGATTTTTCTCTACTGGAGGTCAATCAGAAACTATATCGGTAATAAACACAAATATTATTGCAAATTTTTCAACTACTGGTCATTTTTCAATATATCCTGTAGGAGATGCTAGTGATAACATAGAGTTTGTTGATTCCACTGTAAATATACAACCTAGTGTGTTTGTATCTTATTCTTTAGTATCGGATAAAAATATTGTTGAAGCAGGTGAAAGTATTACTTTTACGTTGACTGATCTTTCCAATACTATATCAAATGGAACAGAGTTTGATTATGTAATGTTTGGTGTGGTTCAGACGGGAGACTTCGTTAACAACAGTATTCTTGGAAAAATGACGATGAATAATAGTGTAGCAACAAAAACTATAACTATTTCCGAAAACCTAAGTTTTACTGGATCAAGACAAGTTACATTTAATGTAGCCGCTAGATCTAAACTATTTACTATTGTGAATCCTGTTCCTGTTCCACCTTCTACAACACCACAACAACCTACATTTAAATCACCGTTATTGGGTACACCTGAAGTAGATGAGGATGGTAAGATAATAGATATACCAATCGAAGATCCTGGGGATCCATATGTTTTTCCACCCTTTATAAAAATATATGGTGTTGGTGTTGGAGCATCAGCAAAAGCAGTTTTAGATGATACTGGAAGATTGCAGAAAGTATTGGTTCAAAGACCAGGAAGAGGATATACACCAAATAAAACTAGAACTAAACAATGTGTTATTGATGGATTTGTTTTGATTAGGCCAGGAATAGGTTATACAAAAGTTCCCACAATATATGTAAATGGTGATCCATCTATTGCTAGAGCTATAATAAATGATAACGGAAATATAGTTGACGTACAAGTTTTAGACAAAATAAAAAGTTTTGAAAAATATCCAGAAATAGTTATTCAAGGAAATGGGTATGGTGCTAAAGCAATACCATCCTTTTCTTGCCTAGATAATAGTAAGTTTAATCAGCTGGTTGGAGAAATCGCTCCATCTGGTGCTGATGAGGTTATCGATTGCCCGTAGAGTAAAGTATTATGGCAAAAACTTGGTTAGAGTTGCAAGCAGAACTAAGATCTGGAGCTTCTACACTGGCAGTTCCAGTGCAAGATGAAGGTTGTGATTCGTCTCTATCAACTACTTCTCCTAATGTTATAGACCTTGGCGACCCTGGAGATCTAACTGCTGGAATAAGTGATACTTTATCTGATATACAGTCTAGCATTAATGACTTTGGTTCTGAAGTAATGGGAGTACTCCAAAATATTGGAGCATGGATTCCAGATGAGCTAAAAGGCACTGGAAGTTCTTCTGGAACTGACAGTGAAGCGCAAGAAAACTTTCAAGCAGGAAACGCATTTGCTGCGGTCGATAAAGTCAAATCTGAAGTTAGTCAGGGAGGCAATATTATAAAAACTGAAGGACATGATACACAGACAGGTGATAGTTTTTATCAAGTACTAACTAGTTCTGGAGCTGGATTTACTATTGATACTGATGGAAGTTTTTATATACGAGGAACAAAAAATCCATCCGAAGATCCAAAAACAGGTGGATTTCATGTTTTGGCGGATGGTGGTAGTCAGATTAAAGTAGGTGAATATTTAGTAATAGAAGTTGGAAATAATAATAAAGTTTTATCTGGCAAGTCTGGTTCTTCTGGAACTGAAGGGCCTTCTTTTTCATTGTATATTAATGGAAACGCAGATATTAAATGTTCAAATGGAGATCTTAGATTAGGTGGGAATAATATTTTAATAGATGCAGCAGATTCTTTGGAACTAAAAGGTACTGACATTAAAATTCATGCTGGTGTTGGATCAGGAGAACAAACTACAGCAGGACAAGCACCATCAGATGAGCAAGGTGGAACTATTGAAATGAAATCAAGTGTTTTCAAACAAACTTATGTTAGTAAACAAGGAATAGAATCTGCTAACTACGCAAAGTGTGATGGTGAACAAATTATTGCTATGAATGATCCTCAAGGAAACTTTGCTATTGAATCTGCTGGTACTATGAGTATTAAAGTAGAAGGTGACATGTTGGAAGAAATTGGCGGAAGAAAAATGACGGAAGTTATGAGGCAGTTAGTTCCAGTTCCGCCTCCTTTGGGTCCATCTCCTATTATTAATGGTGTTAGTGCTGGTTATTATATCGTAAATAAAAATCTTGTCAAGCCAGCAATAGGAGCAAAAAGTGTAGAGAAAACTCCTCCAGTTGTATACATACACAGTCCAGCAACAGCAGTTGGTGGTGGATTAAAAGTGAGGGCGACAACAGGAAATATAGATTTAACTACAAATCTTGGAAATGTAATAATGGCATCTCAGGAATCTATGTTTGCTGCAGTATTTGATACTGCGTCATTGAAAGCAGATTTATCTACTCCAGCGTTAGTTAAAGGATTGACAAAACCTGGCGTTTATGCGGGATCAGTTATAGGAAAATCCGTGTTGTTTAGCGGCACAGAAGTAACTATGGCAGTTTCTCCAACCCCAATAGTACCACCTATAGACAAATATATTCAGATTAGTCTAGCAAAAACTACAATCAAAAACATGACAGGAATATTCCTGAACTGAGCTTGACAGCAACGATCAAACCCTGTATACTAGCAATGTGGCGCTTTGAGGTCTGAGTCTTATGAATCTTAAAAATCCTTCTGAGTCAGCTCTTGACACCATCACGGTTGACCTGTATAATAAGAAGGTAATCATCCGAGGTGACGATGGAACGACTATCACCTTTAAATGTTCTACAATCAACGAGTTAGTTGAACTAAAAGACCAGTGTAGTAAACTGTTAAAATCACAAAACTTTGTGATACGCTGATGCTGGTTTAGCTATCTGGTGAAAGCACCCGACTCATAATCGGATACAGGTGGGTTCGATCCCCACAATCAGCACTTGACAGTCACTTGAGCATCTGCTATAATACTGTCATCACCACGGGGCGGTGGTGGAATCGGTAGACACACCAGACTTAAAATCTGTCGGGCTTAGCCTGTGGGGGTTCAAGTCCCCCTCGCCCTATTTCCACTAAATACATTGTAGTGGAAATGTTATGAAATACACACTCTCTCAAGCATATTGCTTTTATATGGGTGAGGTAGTTCGTATGTATTTCATTCAAGGTGTTCCATATACATTTGATGAACTTCCTCAAATAATACAAGAACATCCTTCAGTTCAATCAGAAGCACTCCAATACCGTGATTACGATGATGAAGACATGTTTGTTTATTGTAACTATTTGATTATGGAAGAGATGCATCCTCTGATGTTTGAGTTAGAAGTAGAAAATCCAGATTTACTTCCTAAAGATGATTAATGCCTGAGTAGCTCAGCTGGATAGAGCAACGGTTTTGTAAACCGTAGGTCGTCGGTTCAAGTCCGACCTTGGGCTTCCGTGTGAAGGAAGACGCAGTAACCTCAGGTTCGCCTGAGGTTTTTTCTTATAAATAACTCAGAAGAAATCCACCATAGTTAGGGTAACTGAGTAATGCCATTAACGAGATTAGATAATCTTATTTCAAGTAAGACTGGTAAATATCTTTATGTTTCTCCCGATGATTATAATGCGTCCGACGCCTTAGATAACAGAGGTAATACACCTTTAAGACCTTTTATCAGCATTCAGCGTGCGTTTTTAGAGGTTGCTAGATTCTCGTATCTACCAAACGTAGATAACGACAGATTCGACCAGTTTACAATCATGCTGGCTCCTGGTAATCACTATATTGATAACAGACCAGGCGTACCTGATGTTGAAGATATTCCAGTATTTCAATACAATGAAGCTCTTCAGCAGTGGGAAGCAAATGAAGATGTAAGTTTTGATTTATCTGATCCAGACAATGTTCTCTATAGATTCAATGGTCGTGATGGTGGTGCGACTATTCCTAGAGGTACGTCACTTGTAGGTACTGACCTTCGTAGAACTCAGGTTCGTGCTCTATATGTTCCTGATCCTGCTGATAAGGATGTTCCTCGTTGTGCTCTATTCAATGTAACTGGTGGTTGTTATTTCTGGCAGTTCACCATTCTCGATGGAGACCTTTCATCAAACTCTCCTTTATACGACGGTACTGTAGGTCGCGTCTACACGCAACCAAACGATACAACTAATCGCCCAGTACCTGAGTTCTCACACCACAAGATCACAAACTTCGTGTTTGCTGATAGAGAAGATTTAGGATTACTTTACAGAAAGATTGCAAGAGCTTTTGGTGATTATCAACCAAATATTGATGATGTGTATGTTGAAGGTTCTAGCACTCCCGTAACACAACAGTGGTCAAGCACAACTACTTATAATAGTGGAGATAAAGTTCTTTATAATGGGAATGCATTTGTAGCAAATGCTGTTGTGGTTGGTATTAATCCAGAGTCTGATGATACTAAATGGACTCGTCTTGTTGTTCGTGGTAGAGAGTTTGATTACAGAGTACAAGAAAATAGAATCGTTGGTCCTCTTTCTGATGCTGTGTTTATTGACAGTATCAAGTTGATTGACGGCACTGGAAATGATACAGGTATTCTTACTCTTGAAGTAAGAACTAAGATTAATCATGGATTCTTCCCTGGACAGTACGTTGCAGTAACTAACAATAATCTCAATGAAGCACTGAATGGTGTATTTGCTGTATATAATATCAGCACAAATGATCCTAAAGTGTTCTACTATCGTGTGCCATTCACTGCACAGGGTTTGAATCTAACTTCTGGTGAAACATATACTGCTACTTCTACTATTCCTCTCAATCAAACTGCTACTGTTCAGGCAGAGGTTGACTCGGTAGAATCAGCATCCCCATACGTCTTCAACTGCTCGATTCGTTCGACTTGGGGTATCTGTGGTATCTGGGCTGACGGTCGCAGAGCGACTGGTTTCAAGTCGATGGTTATCGCTCAGTATACAGGTGTTTCGCTACAGAGAGACGACCGTGCTTTCATTCGCTACGATGAGTTTAGCAACACATGGAACCAAGCCCCTCTAACTGATGCGTTTGCAACCACTCCTTATCACATTAAGGGTGATGCATATTGGAAGGATGATTGGAGAAACTTCCACGTTCGTGCTTCAGATGACTCGTTCATTCAAAACGTTTCGATCTTCGCTGTAGGTTTTGCCGATCACTTCCTGCTTGAGTCTGGTGGTGATATGTCTATCACCAACTCTAACTCAAACTTTGGTAACACATCGATGCACTCGATTGGTTTCAAAGGATTTTCCTTTAACCAAGATAAGGGTGGATACATCACAGACATTATTCCTCCACAAGAACTCAAAACGTCCGATAAAACCAAACAACAGTATTATCCTATTCAAATCAATCTTACAAATGATACCACTAATACCAGCAGAATTTATCTTGCTGGTGACAGTGTAAAAGACCCAGAAAACAGACCAGCTGCGTCTGTAAATAAGTTTAGACTTGGTGCGAGGGTAAATGAACAGATCAAAGTTAAGTTAAATGCTGGCACTGGAGAGTCTGGTCCAACAGAAAAGAGCGCAGTATTAAGTCCTTCTGGATTTAAAAGATGGGCTTCTTCTCTTACCACATTAAATCCAGCTGGGGCATCATTTACCACAGAATATAATCTTCGTCAAGATGCTGCTAATCTGATTGAAGCGAACCAAACATTTATTCAATCAGAAGCATTTGGGTATATTCTAGAAAAGTACCCAGATTTACAAAACATTCCTTATGTAAACCCAAGTATCACTGCAGATACTGGTAGATATAGAGATGCATCTAACTTAATCCGTGCAAACAGACAGGAAATCATCGACACTGCATACAGTGAAATGGTTACTTCTTCCCCTGGATTTGTGAATCCTAATGAAACCAAGTGCCGCAGAGACCTAGGGATTATTATTGATTCTATTGCAGATGATCTTTATGATGGTGGCAACATTCATATGGTTGAAGCAACCGAATCTTACTTCGGTAATAATGGTCAACCATTAAGCAATGGTTTAACTGGAGAAGAAACACAGTCTGTATTTGCATTTAATCGTGTTAGAGACTTGTGTAAGTTAGCTATTGCTAATATGCTATCTTCCACAAGTTCACTGCAAGTTGCTTCAATGACTGCAAGTGGAACTACTGTAACGGTAACATGTTCATCACCTCATAACTTAACTGTTGGTACTTCAATCAGTGTTATTGGATTAAATCAATCAGCATATAATGGTGAGTTCACTGTTCTTTCTAGTGGACTTACTGCTACTCAGTTTAAATATACTGCTTTAAGTGCTCCTTCTAGTACTCCTGCTATTGGTGTGCCATATATCTCAACAGTAACGATTGATTATGCAAACAGAACTGCTGCTGCTAGTATATTAAAGAATGCAAGTGATCTTATTTTTGCCAATAAACAGGAAATTATTAATAGTGCATTTGCTACGCTAACAACTTCTCAAGTTGCTGCCATTCCTGGAAATACTGGAGAGTCTACTGCTGGAAGTACAAAATGCAAAAGAGACATCGGTATTATTGTTTCTGCGGTTGCAAATGATTTAAACTTTGGTGGAAATGAGTATACTATTGCTAATCTTAAAGAATATTTTAGTGGCAATGCACTTCTTACGAATGGTTTAGCAGGAGAAATCACTGCATCTATTGCTGCATTTAATGCTGCTAGAGATCTTTGTAAGCAAGCTATTACAAATCAACTAACAGTTAAAGATCTAACTATCCTACCAGATCCTGCAACTGGATCTAATACAAGTGTAAACTCATGTGCAAGCACAAAAAGCATTATTGATAACTTATTTGGTATAGTTACTACCACTCTTACTGCTGGAAATCTTAATAATCTTGCCGCCGTAAATAATGGTTTATATGATTGTGCTAACGTAAGAACTACGATTGATACTTTAACCGCAATTTTAACCACATCTATTTCTTCTGGTAATCTAAACTCTTTACCAACACCAAATCCTGGTGCATGGTCTAGAGTATCTGAAAACAGCAAGTGTAAGCGCGACATTGGATATATTGTAGAAGCAATCGTTGCGGACCTTAGACTCGGTGGAAATGTTAATACTATTAATGCTGCTAAAGCATATTATGTTGGGGTAACACAAGACACTGATGGAGTAAATGATGGATTTACACTTGACTATATTCAAGATGAACTCAGTGAAACTCTTGATGCTTACAACTATGTGAGAGATTTGTGTATTTCTGCGATGAGAAATCACAATACTTATGCAACTGTAAATACTGCAAACTCTGCTATTGTAACAGTTCCTTCAACCAGAGGATTGACTGTTGGTATGAAAGTAGTGGGAGTAAACAATATACCTTCAAATACTGGAAATAATACTGGAAATGAACTAACAAATTATAATGATCAGTATGAAGAAGTCGTTGATGGTAAGGTAGTTCCTAAATCTACTAATATCAGTACTGCTTATATTCCAGCAGATTCTTATATTAAGAGAATCGTAAACTCCACGCAGATTGAGTTAGGAACTAAAGGTAGTAAGTTTAATCTAGGCACAACTAAAACTGCTGTTGCTGGAACTAGTGTTAAAGTATTCTTCCAGTTAGAAGAAGGTGTTTGGACATCTACTATAGAACCATCTGTAGATAACACAGTTACACAAGATTATACTTATAGTGGAGATGGGGAATGCTCCAGCATTTATAGTGCTCTCAATACTTATTTTGCGATTATCTCCACTATTCTGCAAAATGGTGTAAACTCAGTAACTCCAACTGCTCCTGAGATTGATACTGCACTACTATCTCAAAGAGCTACTGCTTTTACTCTTCAAGAGATTCAAGGTGAAAATCTATTAGCTAATCCACATAATCTAGAAACAGGTACTCCTGTTCGTCTTGTTCCTAGAGCAAAACCTGGATCTAATGTCGATAAGCGATTAGTTCGTCTACCAAAAGGATTTAGTACAAATACTAAGTATTTTGTAATCGCTCCTGGCAGAAGAACTCAACCATTCGACTATGCCACTGGAGACTTTTCTAAAACTGATCAACAAAAAATTCTTCTTGCTACTAGCGAAGAGAATGCAGCTGCTGGTATTTACATTTATTCTTCAGAAACGGAAAATATTAATCAAAATGTTATTATTGATGTTTATCAATATGTGCAAGATATTTCGTATGATTTGCATCAATATAAGACCACTTTATTTGATTCCACTACTTTTTTAACAGAATCTCCCCATATCTTTGATGTGCCTGTCAATGATGCAGGTGTCACATTACAACGAGTATTTTTTAGGACTGGTAGTGATTTGGGTGCGAACTCTACGTTGCCAAATCCAGCTAACACTTACATTGGTCTTTTTAATGATACTACAGAGTATTATGTCAGATATTTTGATGATGGAAATGGTAACTACATTGCCAAGAAGTTTAAAATTTTCTTAACTGCTCAAAATGCTATTGCAAATGAAAACCCAGTAGAGTTCTTTGAGAATAGTGGAACTACCTTCTACACGTTTGCCAACAAGAAGAGATCACCATTGAAGTTTGATCCTACAGTAGATGTTGCATCTACTCCTAAGGGTAGGTGGTATTTAAATACTGTTTCAGATGGTTCTACAAACAATATTATTACTAGACTAAAACAGTCTGATTATAGTGATGATTCTGTTGGTGATAACGCAAAAACATCAGATTCTTTCTATGAAAGAGTTAATGATGCTAGAACTAAACAAGACAGAGTTTACAGATTTAGATTTGTTATTCCTGCTTACAGAGGAACTACTGTAAGAGATCCTCTAAATGGTTTTGTATTCAAACTTAGAACGGACTCCAAGAGAAAACTACTTGCTCAAAAAATTCTATTAAAACCAACTGGCAATGCAAGTCCATTTGCAACATTCTATGCATTAAACTCTGCTAATCAACAGGTAAGCGAAAAACTGGGTTGGACATATGCTCAGTTAAATGCAGCTGGTTTTGATGATACGGTTTATGATCCATATCTAAATCCCGTAAAGATACAAACCAACTCAAAGATTACTGCTAGCATTCAGTCTGCTAGACAAAGAACAATCAATGGCGTAAATTACCTTGAGTTAACTGTATTTGATCATGATGTCGATGCAGCTTACAAGACTACAATCTTCACTACAGTAAAGATTACTTCTCCACAGGGAGGAGATGGAACTTTTGAAGCAAGTCTAACCGATTTAGATTCAGATAACTTTATTGAATGGGAAGGAGCATGTTCTGGTTCTGGATATGTACATGCTTTCTTGAAGTATGAAAATGAGTATTACTTGATTCTTAAGGGAATCACTGGAAACTCGGTGTTAGATTTCAATGTTTTTGAAACAACCACCTTTAAGCAAGGTTCTGTTTCAGCAGTGATGATGGATGAACCTGATGGTGGTAGAACAGATAAATCAAGAAATCTATATGCTGTAGAGGGTGCTAATGTTTACACATTAACTCCTGGAGATGTTGTGAAAGATTCCACCAACGTTAGTTACACGATTGCGGAAGTTACTGATGTTGAAGACTTGGAGGGATCATATTATATTTTCTCAGTCGATACTATTAGAAGAAGGATTCCAAATCAGCAAGATGGTGTATACTATCTAACCTGCGTTCGTGGTGACATTAGACCATTCCCAGTAGGTTCTGGTGTTGGAGAAAACTTCAGAAACTTCAGATTCTCGCAACCAATCTCCAAACTATATCCAGAGTTTTATAAGAACGATCCAGAATGGTACAGAGCTCTTGATGATTCTCTCAAGGATCCCCCTGCAACTATTTCAGCAGCAGACAACTACGTTCATGGATTGGTTACAGTTAATGATTCTAAAAACTCACTAACTAAAGAAGCTGTTCTTGATTTTGTTCAAGATCCTGGTTCTGGTACTTATAGCTTCACTGATGAAAACATCATCGAAGCTCAATCTGGTCCTGCTTCTGCTGGTTCGGAAACGAGAAAGATTCCTATCTCGGGAGATTCTCAGTATCCTACTGAGAAGAGACTATATGTAGAACTTCGTAGACCATCTATTGCACGTTCTGGTAACCATACGTTTGAATATCTTGGTTTCGGTCCTGGTAACTACTCTACTGGTTTCCCTGCGCGTCAGGAAGTTGTTCTTACTGATACTCAAGACTTCTACGCTCAGGCAAAGAGAGAAGATGCTGGTATCGTATTCTACACTGGTTTAAACTCTAACGGTGACCTTTATATCGGTAACCGTAAGATTAATGCTATCACGGGCGAAGAAACATTCTTAGAAAAAGCAGAAGTTGTTGAATCGGAAGACGATAATGAAGATATTGGAACTCTTGTTACCACCTTTGATGTTCCTGTTACCTTCAAGGATATCATTACTGTTGAAGGATTTGATGGAACTAAACCAAGTGTATTTACTTCACCTATCTTTGTTAATGTAAATGCTCTGAATAGTTCTGGTGGTCCAGTAGATCCAGCAATCACAGTAAAAACTAATATTGATCTAAATAATGATGATGATAAGTTAAATATAACATCTCTTGGTCAAAAGACTGGAGATATTAAGATTGAAAAGAATAGCATTTCTCTCGGAATGTTAAGAATGTATGCTCGTGGTGAGCAAAGTTATACATTCAGAACACATATTACAAATAAAACTCCAGATCAAGCATCTCCTTTTGGTGGTTCTGGACCTTCAACTCAAATCATTGAGTTTGGTTCTAGAAATCCTATTTCTGGCGATGTTCTTCTCAAAGGATCTCAAACAGATGTAACTGGTGGAGCTGGTTGGATTTTTGCGAATACTTATAGTGTTATCACTAAACAAGGAGATTCTGGTATTACCAATCCACAGATTGCTAGCATTCAAGGATTTGGAAGTGGAAATATTATTCGCTTGAACTGGAATGTTGCTGGTTCTCCTCCTTGGACAAATACACTTCTAAGTATTACTGAATCAACTCAGATTAAGATTGTTGGTGCTCAATCTCCTATTGCTCAGATTAATGGTATTTGGCGTGTAGTTAATACAGTTGCGAATCCATTTAGTTCAAGTGCAACTTACCTAGATGTTACTCCAGCTGAAGGACAGCAGATTACAGTAGAAAGCAACACATACTCAATCATTACACAAACTCAACCAAACATTGTTGTTTCTAGAAGTAGCACATATTGGAAAGAATGGGGAATCATTGGTACTGAAGCTCTTAGAACAGAGACATCAAATATTGGTGATTATAAACTAGGAATCAATACTGTTTCTAGATCTCCACATTCTGCGTACAACAATGCATTTATTTCGGATGAAACAGTACCTAGAGCAAACTTAGATTTAGTTGGTACTGCATTCTTCAGTGGTAAGACTCTAGCAACCAGTCCAAATAACTATGTTGCTAACTCCAATCCAACCAACAGAACATTCAATGGAGTTTCAAATGCATTCTTGATTGGCGGTGATAGCGCAAATCCAAATAGTGAAGCAACATTTAGACTTTCAACTTCTACTAATAGAATTGGTATTAATATAACAAATGCAGAACTTGATAGAACTATAGTAGTTGATGGTGATGGTAGAATCACTGGAAACTTTAGATTTGAATCTGATATTGAAGTTAATGGCGGAGACATCACAACTACTGTAACTACAGGTACGTTTAACTTTGTTGATAATACTACATTTACTGGTACTCTCAATATTGGCAACTATCCAGCAACAGTAAACTTTGCTGCGAGAGCAACTTCTTTTAATATTGCAAATATTACAACATCAACTCAGACGATTAATATTGGTAATGCTGCAGTAAATCAAACATTAAATATCGGAAACACAGGAACTGGAACTCACGATGTAAATCTTGCAACTGCCGCAACTGGTTCTACCACATTAGATATTTTCAATTCTTCTGCAAATGTGAGAGTTGATATTGGAAATCCATCTACATCTGCTACTTCTTCTAAGTTAACTCTTGGTGGTGCTTATAATGCAAATGAATCAAATAGTTTCTTAGAAGTTAAAACTAGATCAACTAAGTTCTGGGGTGATGTTGCTATTGGTATTAATAAAGGGTTGAGTGATACAGTTACTCTAGGAACTACTGCGGGCAAAGTAAACTTCTTCTCTGATTCTGGATCTGCGTCTGAAATATCTTTCGGATTGAATGCATCAGTTTTAAATATTGGTGGTCAGGGTGGCACTACAACAGTTAAAAATAGTTTAACAGTTGATGCTTCACTACTAGTGAAGGGCAATATAACTCTAGATGGTGGCACTGCTACGTTCTCGTTTAATGGCGCTAGAGCATCTTTAGGGTCTACTATATCGTCACATACGGGATATCCTTCAGCTCCTCCCGTAGATAAAAATGTAGACTTAGTGACGATTGTTAGTGGATTTGATAATAAAGTAGATACAGCTGGTGCTGGACCTTGGGGTGGAACGTTCTTCCAAAATGCTATTAACACTTATCTTGCTGATGATGGCACTGCATTAGCAGCATTGTCTGGAAATCAATACTATCTACCTCTAGAGTCTGCACCAACTTATTCTGAAAATGATGATATTTTGATTGATAGTGCTGTATCTGGATCTGGATCTACTGCAACACACCCAGAAATCGTCAGAGTTGCTTCGGGTGGTTTGAGAAGAACTACTGCTGCTCCTTATTATATTATTGTTACTAGACAACCATATGGTACTTTCCTACCAACAAAAACAAATCATCCTGATGATTCAAATATTAAAAAAGTTAATGTTGCTTTAGACTCTACTTGGTTGATCGCAAACGTTGATGGAAGTGGCACAACTGACGTATTTAATCTGTCTGAGTTTGGTGGAACATTAGCGCAAGGGGATTATATCTTTGTTTCTAGAAACGTTTCTGGTAGCAGTGGTGAAGCTGTAAAGATTGGTACTTCAACGGGATCTGTAGCACAAAAACTTAAAGTAACTAATGGCGCTGGATCAACTAAGTTTGAAGTTGATTCGACTGATGGGGCAACTGTTGTAAGTGACGCAACTTCTCTTGGTGGTTTGACTGTTTATGGTCCATTTAACCTTGTAAGTTCCTGTTCTGCTACAACTGCTGATAGACTATTCTCACTCAAAGATAGCACTACGAATAGATTCACGGTTGATATGTGTAATGGAGAAACTACTATTACACAAGGAACATTAACAACCGATGTTAATGTATTAGATGCTACTGCTACTTGGAACAGTTCGGCGGTTACTTTTACTGGTATCAAGTTAAATATCACAAATACTGCTTCAAATGATGCTTCCAAGTTAATCGATCTTCAAGTAGGTGGTACTTCTAGATTAAATGTTGATGCTTCTTCTGGAGATACATTTGTTCTTGGTGATCTAACAGTAAGTGGAAATGATATTAAATCAAGCACAAACACTGCTCTAACATTATCTGGATCCGACGTAACCGTTGTTGGCGATCTAACTGTAACAGGTAATGATATTAAGTCTAGTACTGGATCTACAGTATTAACATTGAGTGGAAATGATGCTACATTTGCAGATAATGTGACTGTAACTGGAGATCTAACTGTTAGCGGTGGCGACTTTGTTGTTAATGCTAGCAGCACTGAAAGGTTTGCTGTAAATAATAATGGTTCGGTTGATTTAGGAGGAATCAATAACTACTTTACCAACTCTGGTGGTAGAAAATGGTTATATCTAAGCGCGGGAACAAACACCGATGCAACAGCACCAACGCTAATATCTAATGTCAACTATATACTTAAACCAAGTGGTACTGGAGCTTTGGTTCTTAAGTTACCTGCAACCCCTCAAACTGGCGATATGATTAGATTTGTTGATGCTTCTGGTGGATTGACCTTTAACTGTACTCTAGTTATTAGAGCACCAAAACAAGGTTCGAATGCAACTCCTATACAGGGAGATGATACTGGAACATTGGCGGGAAATAGATCTACTGTTTGGGATAGCGGAGAACTTTTAGTTAATACGCCAAATGCTGCTTTTGGTCTTCTTTATATTGGTAACTTGGATGGTAATGGAACTGCCATTGATTCAGCGCAACAAGGTTGGTGGATAATGGAAATCTAAGATATGTCTATTAACTATAATGCACTAAAAACAATGAAAGGAATGGCCATCGGCACTATTATGCCGTGGTCTGGTGGCGAAGATAGTATCCCTAAGGGATGGATCGCATGTAATGGATCTACTAAACAATCCGTTGATTATCCAGATTTGTTTGATATTATTGGTCAATATTATGGTGGGTCTGGAAACTTTTTTAGGTTGCCAGATTTAAATGCTAAAGCTTTAGCAGATATGAAAACAAGTTACCTTCCTTCAGGAACTTCTTCGGTGTTTTCAGGTCAAATAGGAACTAATCAATCAAATCTAAGTAATGTTATTTACACATCTAATCTTGCACTAACTGTTGCTATTGATAATAATCTTGCTTCGGGGACATATACTGCTAAAATAACGGGTCAAACTATCAATCCCCCCGCATATTTTGATGAAGTTACTGTTGCTTCTAGAACTTTGGGAGATTATCATTGGCCTACTCACACACATACTGGTAATTTTTCTAGTATTGGAAGAGGAAGCGGAGGAGTAGAACGATGCCAGACCGAGTTCGGCAGTAATCCAGTCTTTACTGGGTGCGACCCGTCGACTGGTGGTATATTTGATCCTGACCTTTTTCAGACAGGTGACTGTTGTGATAATGATAACTTTTTGTTGAGCGAGTGTAATAATGCTCAAACAAACAGAAATAACTATTATAAAAACTCTATTGCTGGTGGCATTCCTTTAGGTGGAGGATTCAACAGTAATAATGACAGAGTTACTGATGCTCCAGAGAGGATTAATACCGCACCTAAAAACTGGTTAGGAAGTAATGATAATACTTTAGTTAACACAGGTAATTTTAACTTTGCTACCACTATAAGTGATGTTTTTAGTGTATGGCCAACTGCTAACTCAAGTAATGATAACTCATTGGGATCTCACGTACATGGTCCAGTTGGTTATTCTGTAAATCAAGGTAGTTTTCAGGTACAATCTAATATTGTTGTTAATGATATTACCACTGGTAATGTAGCACCAGTAAACGAAACTTTTGAAGAGTTGTTGCAGTTTAATGTAAATACATCAACTCCTTCGTTACGAATACAGTATATTATCAAGGCTTGGTAAAATGGCAAACTATTCTTACGAAAAAGGAAAATACGGAACAACTGCTGGAACTATAGTGCCATTTCCTAGAAAATTGGATGGCAAAACAGGTGAAGATTGGAGAGTATATGTTCCCGCAGGATATCTTAGGTGTGATGGCAGTAAAGTCAAAGCAGATGTTTATCCAAATCTTGCTAGGATTTTAGGTACTGGTGCTCAATCAATTTACAAAAAAGATAATGTTGATTTGGAAAATGATGAAATGCAACTACCTGATTTAGGGTCAAAATACATAAAAGCAAGTCCTTCATCTGGAGGATATGAAAGTTATTATGCTGTTGGTGCTGCAAGTGGAATATTACAACCTAAAGTTGGCGTTGATGTTGAGTTAGAATCTACAGAGGGGGAAGGTCAAATAACAGTTGCTATTCAATATACAGGTTCTTTTGCTATTCCAGCAAGATCTGTAACATTAAATGGTAATCTAGCTATATCTATTCCTGGATCAACAGATCAATCTACTGTAACTTCTGATAGTATGCTTCCACATGGTCACTGGGCCAACACCGTAAGTCTTAGAGGAACCGCAGTGACTGAAAATCATTCATATGACACTACACAAACCTTTGGAGCTGAGTGTACTTTTAGAGGAGAAGCTGTAAACACTCAGATTGGTGATGATCTTTCTGAAGAAGCAACACTGCACTCACACACCGTTAAGTATGGATCGCCACCAACTAAAAGTATATCTGGAAATATTGCAGCATTGACAGCGCCAGTAGAAGATAAAGTTTTTACAGATGTTAAAATAAATATAGATGATACTTATGTTATAAATGATGTTCAACCACCATTTATTTTAGTAGAATATTTAATAAAATATTAAAATGGCAGTAAAATATTCTAAACAATCACAAAAAAGTGGAGCAACTGTTGGAACAGTTGTTTGTATACCAAAACCTTCTGGGTGGACTAGCACGACTGATGATTGGGATATTGATGTTGATTATCCAGGTTGGTTGGAATGTGATGGTTCTAGTTTAAATCCAAACCAATATTATGCTTTGTATGAAATAATAGGAACTACTTATGGCGGCACTGTAAGTGGTACATATCCAAATATGACAGGAACTTTTAACCTACCTAACTATAGGGCAAGATATTTGACTGGAACTGGTAGATCAGATGGTAATATTCCAGGCAGTGCAACATTAACACCTAATAGTGGAGCAGGTGGGGGGACTCCAATAGATGTTAACTATCCTGGTGGTATTGGTGGTTCTTACGTTATTTCTGATATTAGACAGCAAACCCCAACTCAGGATGATACTTTTGAAATTGTTAGTAAAAAATCTAGAGGATTTGAAAATGTAGAAGTTGAAGCACCAATAACATTATCTGGTAACATTACACAAAATTTTGGTCCTTTTGGTTCTACACAACTATATTCTGCTCCACCTCATACTCATGTATTGCCACATAGTAGATTAACGAATGAAGAAGCAGCAACTTCAGCAGATGGTGGACCTAGTATTGTAAATCCACCTGATCCAGGAGGAACGGAGTTGATTTGTTGTTTAAACGGTGCATTTGGTAGTATTATTTCTTATCGAAGAAGAGTAGAAAATGCAAGTCCAGGAGATATTCCAACAACAAGAAAACATAGTCATCAAATATCCGCAAATACATCTGGGCAGGCTAGAACTTGGGGTCATGATCAAGAAGGTGGCAACGAAGGAATATCTTCAGGTGCAGTTGGATATGGTAACACGGCAAGTAAAACTATTTCTGTTACTGAACTTGGGTTGGAATGTAACGTAGGTACACTAAAAGTAAGTAGTTCTTCTTCAGTTAGAACTTTATTTGACAGCAGATTAACTACTAACTTGACAAGTGCAGAAATATTGTCTATGATGCAAGCTTATCACCGAAATAAATACATCATTAAAGCATTTTAAATATTGGAGTGACCTATGACTATACCTATTAAACCTCTAGAGTTGATGGAGGGTGATTTTGATGAGTTTATTGGTGTTTGGAAAAAACACGTTCCAGTATCTCTTTGCAAAAAATATATAAAATATTTTGATGATGTCTTCTCAAATGATAGAGCTTCTTTTGCGGATGGCACTGAACAGTTTCATGATAATAATCTTGGTCGTAAAGATTTGTCTTTGATGATCAATGCACATAATACAGAGTTTACTGGAGAGATCAATCAATATCTTCAGTCATGTGTGATGGATTATATCAGAGAATATGGTCAGTTAAAAACCGTTCCTATCATATCTACAGATATTAAGATGCAAAAAACTCCCCCAGGAGGCGGATATCATGTGTGGCATTATGAATCTGGATCATATGATCATGCCCATCGAGAACTAGTTTGGGCAATATATTTAAATACTTTTCCAGATGGAGAGGCAGAAACGGAGTTTTTATACCAAAAACGCAGGATAAAACCAGAAGCAGGTACAGTTGTTATTTGGCCAGCTGGAATGACTCATGTTCACAAAGGAAATACTGTATTTACTGAAGATAAATATATTTTGACTGGTTGGTATATCAAAGTTCCGAAACTCAAATAAGTTATAATCAATGGCAAACATTATTCTTCAAGCTAATCTAAAAGAAAGTACTATTGTTTATCAGGGGCAGGTAGTTACTTTAGATGACGAAAAAAGATTGCTGCTTTGTGAGCAGTTGGGATCTTTCTGGCACAATGATAAAGATTATATTCTTTTGTTTGAGTATTATGAGAGCGGAGAATACAACTGCGAAAGAAAAAAACAAATCTATGATTATAGATATCGTCAAACTTCAGAAAAAAACTACATGTTTACTGAAGCAACTCTAGAACAAGCTAAAGATGCATACAACATTTTTGCATCATTTTATGAGCAAGCAAGATTATTAGATTTGCAAAAAGCAAAAGAAGAAGTTCAAAAAAAAGTAAATGAGTTTACTAATATTTTGCAGGTTAATCTTCGTCTTTTAAGGCAAAGAATGCTTTATATGACTGATTGGATTTTTATTGATGATGGGTCGGTAAGAGATACAGAAAAACAAGATTTATATAGAAAATACAGGCAGTATTTGCGAGATCTTCCAGAAATAGATCCAGAGTTTGAAAACAATCCTCTAACTGCAAAATTTCCTATTATACCTGAACATTATATTGATAGATATCCAAATAAAGAAGTAGAATATTTATCTACTCCAGATCAGTTTAATCAATATTATTTTGAAACTATAAAGAGAAAGCTTCTAAGATTCCAAGCTTGGTTATCTTTACCATCAACTAGAGTTGATTGGTCTGTCGATGGAAGCGAAATAGAACTGGAAGATTTTGAGAGAATACGACAAGAAATTAAAAAATCATTGGATGCTATTGATACTGAACTTATTGTCCCACCGCTGCAGTTTGTTCCACCTAGCAACACTAACTCTAAATCTTATATAGATAGAATGGTACAAAACGCAGAAGATTATTTAGAAAATACTGGGGGTTGATAAAGTATGTTTTATGTTATGAAAGTTTTGAATGATATACAAATCAATAAAATAAAAAAATACTATGACTCTGCTATTTTTGAATCTGGTTTGTGGGGTGGTAAAACTATTAATCTAGATAAGAAAAATAATCTAGAAGCAGATCATGGAGAGTCTTATACTGATAAAAAATATCTAGAAGTTTCTGATATCATTGCACATGCTTTGGAGGATTGTTATGATTTTAGAAACTATATTTTGCCTGTATCTATATCAATAATGAATTTTGCTCGGTATACTGAAGGGATGTATTATGGATTCCATAACGATAACTCCATAATGAAACATAAGAGCACTAATGATTATATCAGAACTGATTATAGTTGCACTCTTTTCTTATCTCCTCCAACTGATTATGATGGCGGAGAACTTGTTTTACAAATAGGTAATCAAACTCAGTCTTTTAAACTGGATTCTGGTTACGCTATTTTTTATCCTACATCTTACATACATAAAGTTACTGAAGTTACACGCGGAACCAGAGATGTTGCTGTTTTTTGGGTTCAAAGTAAAATAAGAGATTCCATGATAAGGGAACTTATTTGTGATATACATGAGATAAACAACGAGTATAAAGACAAACTAAATACACCAGAATTTGATAATCTTAATAATCGATTAACTCACATTTTCATGCAACTAAGAAGGAGATTTTCTGACTAATGGAATCATATTACGAACCAAAAAGTTTTTGGCAAGCTATGTCTGAATATGCTGCTCTTAAGCAGAAATCTTTGATGTATTTCAAAGCAGTTGGTATTCAGGCATCGTCAGATCAACAAAAAATTGATGAAGTTGTTAAACATTACAAAAAAATATGTCCAGAAGAAGTTGTCGATTGTTTATTATCTCAAAAGCATAACGTTTTGTTTTTTGAAGATGAGATAGCCGCTAGAGAAAGAGCTCAAGAATGGTTTCCTTTCATAAACGAAATGGATTATGAGGAATATAATGTATATGTTCATATCTTCACCTCAAATGGAGATAGTTGTTTTGAAAATTTTCCATTTGTAAAATATGATTAAAGATTTTTATGAAAATATGTGTGATTGGAACTGGAGCAGCTGGATGGATGGCGGCAAACTATTTTGCCATTGACAAAAGCATAGAAAAAGTTACTATTATTGGTTCACCAGAAATAATGCCTATAGGAGTTGGTGAATCCAATACTATAGTTTTAAATGATTTTCACGCTGACATTGGCAGTAAAATGCAAGAGTTTATCGTGAAGTCTGATGCTGCTGTTAAATATGGAGTTTTTTATAAAAACTGGTCAGATGAAGATTTTTTACACAACTTTAAACGTGGAGGCACTCCATGGAATCACATTAAAATAAAATCAAAATCGTATTTTGCTTCGTTATCTAATAGAGATAGTCAAACAAAATTTCATGATTTATATGCAAAAGATTTATTTAACATTGTGAGGTCAAATGAAGTCATATTAAATTTTGACGAGTACCCTATTTCTTGGCATTTTGATGCTGCAAAATATATTGATTATCTTTCAAATCATATAAAAACAAATAACTTTGAAGTCATTCATAGTACTGTTTTAGGTTGTGTATTTGACGAAAACAGAATAAAATCTTTAAAACTTCAAAATGGATCACATATTGAAGCAGATTATTTTATTTTTGCAACTGGTTCAAACAGTTTGATCGTTGATCAACTTGGACTAGAATATGTAGATTTATCAGACATACTGTTAACCAATAAAGCATATGTTTATCCTTTAGAATATAAACAAAAACGTAAACAGTTCCACCCATATACGATAGCTAAAACTATGAAATATGGATGGAGATGGATAACACCAACATATTCTAGGATTGGGACGGGGTATGTTTTTAGTGATAGACATGTGACACATGAACAAGCGTTAGAAGAGTTTTTACAAGATATAGGAGATACTAACATATCACCTAGATTAGTTTCATTCGAACCAAGATATAGTAAAAAAACTTTTAATAGCAATTTTTGCACTATTGGTATGTGTAATGGATTTTTAGAACCTTTGGATGCACCTGGAATAACATTAACTTTAGATGCATTGATACGATTAAAATATTTGTTTAGTCAACAAAAGAGATATGGATCTGGAGCTGTGTATGAACATTGTTTGTGGACTTCAAATAAATCTATAGAACATTTGTATAAATTTTGGGCTGCTTTTATTTTAGCACAATACAAAACTTGTTATAGGAACGATACACTTTTTTGGAAAGATCATAAAAATGTACATTGGGATTTTTATGATGATGTGATTGAACGATTTGACAGCAATGATGGTAATGATATTACTAATGCAGATATGATTTTTCACACATTATCTGCACGTAGATATAAATGGAAATATTATTCAGATATTCCGCCGTTCGCTTTATCTTCGGAACTTAATGATCAAACAATGAATCATTTAGATTATATTGATGGATTTCGTCAGGGGGCTTGACAGGGGGTTGACACCCGTGCTACAGTAGCAAAGCACTGAACAGGACACCCATGAAAGGCATCATCGATTACGGCGACGACGGCGTGGTTCCGATGATTGATTGCGAGGACGTTGGAGACGTGGTTGGCGGCATTCTTGAATACGTGGAAGCACGTTTTGAGATGCTTGACAAACAAAATCGTCATGCTGACATATTCGCTCTTTGTCAAGAGTTTCATGAGTGGGGAACTGCAAAAGATGGAGATGAACTCTCCTATTTTGTCTGCCCTACCTTTGAATAATCCTATATAATCTAAAAGGACAGATCAATGACTACGCCTAACTGGCAACATCATTCTAAAAAAGAATGCAAACGCACCTTGAAACCTCAGGCAATGCGTCAAGCAAAAGCACGTAAGCAGGCATTAAAGCGCAAACTGGAGGTCATTCAATGACGCATTATGATAAACTCATTGATAGTATTATTGAAGAAATGTGGTATCTTTGGAGTGAAAACTCTACGGATTGGAATGAATCAAGTGCCAAAGAAAAAGCACATAAAATCCTCACAATCGTAGAAGAGTTTCAAACTAATCGCACTAGAGTTACACAATGGCGAGCTTCTGACTAATGGAATATAAATTTATTGACCCTAGATATCCGATGCTTAGTTGGATGAGGGTAATCGGCAACATGATGTTTGTTGTTGGTTATGTCATCATTCTTTTCACTAGTGTTGAAGTTGGTATCTACTGCAGAATGATAGGAAATGTATTGTCATGGCCACATTTTCAAAAGATGCGAATGTGGGATATCTTGACAATCCGATCATTCTTTGCTATCGTAGAAGCAGTTAAACTTGTTCAAATTTGGTTTTTTTAATATGGCACTATCTAAACAAGTTGAAGATTCTCTGGATGAAGCACAAGCAGCAATGCGTAATGCACTTGCATTTGCAGCACGAAATGAGCGCCCAGTAGTATCTAAGTATATTTCTGAGTTGATGTGTGACATTGATAAGCTCAAGTCAATCGACAAACTGTTTGATACGATCGAAGAGATGAAAGATGGGTTTACTAAAAATCAATAAAGCAGCATTATTTGAAGTGCCAGTTAAAACCACTCCAGAAAACGTCAGAGAAGCAAATGAAGGATTGTTTCATGCTAAGATGACTCTGCCAGCTGCAGCAAAACACTGTGGCATGACACACAAGGAAATGAAACTAACTTTCTTTGAATATCTTAAGTATCATCCACCTACTTATCAGAATGACCAAGATTAAACCTTTATTCATGTGGGCAGGCGGCAAAACCAAAGTCCTTAAATATCAACTGCCTTATCTTCCTAGTGCAGTAAATATCACTTCTTATAGCGAACCATTTTTTGGTGGTGGCGCTATGTTTTTGCATATCATGCAGAAATATAATCCCGAACACGCATATATCAATGATATTAACGATAATATCATGAATATTTACCGATCGGTAAAAGAAAATCCAGAAGAGTTTTGTAACGTTGTAGATGTCTTTCAGGCAAAATACATTTGTTTGTCTAAAGAAGACAGGAAGAAGTATTTCTTTGAAGTGAGACATGCTCACGCATACGATTACCAACAATGGTCAAAACCATTTGAGGCGGGAGTTCTGTACTTCCTCATGAAAACTGGTTTTAACGGTATTTGGCAGATTAACAAGAACACAAATGGTAGATATGGCACTCCAGCTGGTCTATTGAATCAAACTGATGTAGTGTATGATAAGCAAAATGTTTTTGCTTGGAATGAGTTGCTTCAACGTGTAAACATTCTGTGTGGTGATTACATTGATTGTCCTACTGGTTCGTTTACTTATTTTGATCCGCCATATAGGGATAGTTTCACCAAATATGGTACAAGTTGGGATGATACCGCTACAGAAAAACTGATCGAACATGCTAAATCAACTGATGGTCATGTGATGTTGTGTAATCGTTGTGATGGTTCTACATTCTTTGATGATAGAAAAGGTGATCTAAATCTGGTGCGATTTCCTGTAACATATACAGCGGGACGAAGAAAAAAAACTAGCACAGGATACGCTGCTAAACCTGCTACGGAGATTTTGATGTATTCCTGACATGTTTTATGACAACGATAAGTTGAATGAGATATATAGAGATACGTGGCCAAATCTAGGATGGGCAAAGCGTATGGATATAAGAGCAGGTGATACAGTAAAGTTTCTAGGATGCTCACCAGAGCAGGTTAGATGGGGCAACAACGATGACCCAACTGGTATCCTAATCGTAGGTGACAAATACTATGTAGAGCATGTAGAAGTGCATTCACAGCACACTAGGATTGAATTACGTGGTGTGCTAAAACAAAAGTTTAACTCAGTATGTTTTGAGGTGACACATGACACACGAAGAAATGCTTGAAGAAGCAGCACGAAGAGAAGCAGAAAACAAAGCATTGGAAGCACTTGACAAACTTTATAAGGAGAATGATGAAGGTATGAAGAAACTTTCTGAAGACGAAAGAATCAAAGTGATTCAAACTGCTTGTGGTGCTATTGGTAAGTATTCCGATGCTCTCAAAGCACTTGCTGAAACTGAAAAGGTAGAGCTACGAGCAGAGTTGGAAGCAAAGAGGAAAGAAAACTACCAACTGGTTGCTGATGTTGCCATGAGTGATTATGAGA